TAAAAACCTTTCCACCCTTCTCAAGCGACCCAGCTTTAGATAGCCAGTGTTTAACCCCATCCCAGAAACTATGTTTTACCTCTGTGCCTTCAGCAGAAGGGGCAGTATCGGTTTCGATCTCCTCTTCCCCTTGTGTAAACTTATAAACAGGCTCGGCGCCTGGAAGACCGGGGACGGGTGCTCTCTTCTGGCCCTTTGTTTTTCTTCTCAAATCTTGGCCGGCTCTGGCCTGGGGAACCACCTCGTTGAGCAAGTCGCTCAAACGCTGGGCTTCAGAAATCAGGCTATTAACCTGATGTCTGACAAATGCTTCTTTGACTAACTGGTCAATATGCTTTTCGTCTAAAAAGGTCATTTATTCTTTCTCTCGTAAAACTTCGTTCAGAGCCCGATTAATTCGGTCTGCTTTTGTGAACACGGCATCCAAATTAATGTTTTTGCCCTCTGTCATCATAAACGCTCCCTGAGTGGAAGGCTCGGAAACAAAATCAAAACAAATAAGTTGGAAGTCGTCTTCGACTATCGTCCTTCCTTGTGATTCGTGGACGGATCCCAGTCCTCGGGAGGAAATACCAAGCTTTACTCCAGACTCGACTAAGGACTTGAGGACCTGGCCCGAAGGCGTGTTGAGTACTTGAACCTTCCCCATTACGTCATTTCCGTCCCACCAAACCTCAGTGACCATGTGAGAGGCATTCTTGAGGTTAACCACCGAATCTTCTGGGTGGTCTAGTTCTCCGAGGGCTCTTCGTTCTTGAACTATTTTTGTATAATTCTTTAGCTCTCTTTCAAGCACTGTTCGAGGGTAAACTCGCCCGTTTCCATTTTGGGCATCTGCTCTCTGCATTACACCAGTGAGAAAAACGGCCTTGTTCTCTCGAACGAGTCTCTTCTCGTCTTCCGTAAGAAGGTCTTGGCAAACGCCGCCTTCACAAAGTTCATAATATTCTCTTAATAAATACTTGCTCATTTTAATCCTTAAAGGCGGGCGTTACCCGCTCGTCTATGCTGCCCTTACAACAGCGCCTAACTGGTTGAAGCATCCACTTCTGTGTGTTTTTTTCAGCGTTCATTGGGCTCTCCTTATACCTTTTTGGCCAAACGGTCGACGCCAGTAAGGCCAATATTTTTGTCGATCTTGGGGATTAAGGCTTTCATGTCACCGCCTTTGGCGGCTCCAGCGAGGCGGCTGAGCACTGTAAAGATAAAAGCTCTTTCCTCCTCGGAAATGGAGCCTTGAACCAACTCCGGGACGAGTTCCATGAATTGTTGGCGGACCGCGTTGGCCTTCATCTTAAGAGCCTCTTCACCTTCCGGGGTGGCGGCGGCATCGACTCCTGGGGTGCCAGCTGTTGTTTGTGTGGCCGTCGTTGGTGCTCCGGCGAATTCTGCTTCGATCTCTTCATCGCTTAATTCCCCGACCTCCGTCATAGTTTTAACCACGGAGCCCATTTCTTCAAGGATGAGCCTTTTGAGATCGCTTTTACTTAATTTCATTATTTGTACTCCTAATTTTTATCCCATCATCATCCACAATCATGTTTAACAAGTAAGAAGTTCCAGCACTTAATGAACCTAAAAGCAGAAAATTGATAAAATTATAATCAAAATTAAATAGTTCCGTGAATTTGTTTATTCCGCATAAGAATACACCAACCCAAAAGCCGACACACATGGGGCAGTGAAGCAATTCACATAACCAATCCGATTGTGAAGAAATATATTTTCGAGGGACGCTGAAAATATGACTATACACAACGATGGCAGTTATGCCATAAGAGCATAAAATAAAATATATAAGCTCCATTTACTCCTCGTAACGATAGAATGAGGTCATTCCATATGGCCCACGAATATAGCCTGGACGTAAGGAGCCCTTCTTGGATGCCTGTGGGACTTCGCCCAAAGCGGTGGAATCCATATTGCTTGGATCAGTAAGCTCTTCTTCCCACTCGTCCTCAAGCTCGTGGTATTTACGGAAATAAGGTTTTTCCTCTTTAATGAATTTATCAATAACACTAAGGGCAACCTGTGGGGCACTCACCCCTTCTTCAATTGGTTTCGAAATCGTCGCTTCAAACGAGCCATATACAGAGCCTCCCTTAACCGTCTCGGGATTAATAACGCCTTTTTTGCGAAGAAAATAAAAAAATCGATCTTGTGTGGCATAAACTCTGTCTTCCATTAGTTCCTTGGGAAAAGCAATAATCTTATTCGTGGTCGGCACCAGAACAATATCAATATCTTCATGATCAAAAATCATTAGATTGCCGTCGAGACTCCTTCTCATATCAAGCTCAACTACTTTTTGTGGCTTCTCAGGAGGAGACGGGGCTGGAGGGGCGGCCTTTATCTCAACATCAATTGCCATCTGTAATTACCTCTCGGGCCAGGGACTGAATTTTTAGAACCTTTTCAACAAGTGCCTTTTCTACTTTTTCAGACCTGAATTCGTTAAGCATTGCTAAAACTTTCTTAGTTTTTTCCACCATCGTGGGATCCTCTTTAATCTCACTCAGGTCAAGAGACTCGGAAACCACGTCTTTCAGCCGAGAAATTTCTTCATGTAAAAACACTTTTAAATCAAGTCCGTTATCAACAAAGGAGGTGATATACTTGGACAGAAGCTCGGCTTGCTCTTTAAATAATTCTTTAGAATACTCACTATTAAATTTATTAGTGAAAGTCTTAAAAGTTAAGTTATCCACCGACTTCAAATTCTGAGTGTTCTTCTCGGCTGATGTTAACTTCTCCACCAAAGATTCTTCAAGGACGAGCCTTTTTTTAGTGGGGACCTCCATATTAAAAACCTGGCTTATGGTGGCCAATGTTTTATAGTTTGGAACAAAGCTGGAGAAGAAGGACTTTCCAAAAGATTGATTTATCTTTTTAATGATGTCCGTCTGCTCTGTAAACAGTTGCTTTTTATCTAAGCTCTCGTGAAGTTTTCTAATTTCGAAAATCATTTTTTCTGCCATATGAGGTTTCAAATCGTATGTCTCACACAAAACTCGATAAAGCTCAAGCTCTTTGGCCATCACAGTATCTTTGTGAAAATGTTCTTTTATAATAGAGATGATCTTGTCCTTAGCTTCGACATTTTTAGCTATTATAGACTTGGTTAAATGACGTGCTAAAGCCTCATATATAAGGGCCGTGTTTCTCTTCTTATTATGTCTCGACTTCACCTTTCTTCTCCTCAAGCTTTTCAATTAGTTGTTTAACTTCGAAGTTTGTTTGTAAAAGTTTTTCTTCAGAGTCATCATAACTAGTTTGTTTGTTCTCATAAATACTGCCTTTGGCCAGACTAGCCATGTCTCTCAACCCTGGAAAGGTAGTTCTTGGACTAATTTCTGGCATTGTTGCTCGTTTCATGTTTTTTCCTCGACCGGCGGATTTACGAGCGTCGGTGGCGGAGGGTTTATAATATCCTCCGTTATTCTTTCGAGTTAATTTGGTTCCGTCCGCGGACCGGGGAGCGATTTTATCATTTCTGTTTCCTGGGGCAGCTAAAAGAGGCGATTCGTCAGCGCCTCCGCCGGGGGTCTCTGGCGAGGCCGGGGTTTCTGGTGTTTCCGGCGTAGCGGGAGTTTCAGGAGTCTCAGGGGTCCCGGCTGCTTCCCCTCCCAAATCGGCTCCCGGAAGGCCCGGTAATCCAGCGCCAAGTCCTGCGCCTCCTCCGCCTGTGGCATCAACAGCCACTTCGGATTCAGACTGGAGGGCGGCTTCAAACTTTCTATCGTAAAACAATTCTCTCTGATTTCGGACAAATTCTTCGTGAGAAATTCCAAAAATGTGTTCTGCCACCCATCGCTTGCTAAAATAACCTTCAGTAGCGGCAGATGCCACTTGAAATTTTTGATTAAGGTGTTCTAATTCTTGAAGCTGAGCTATCTTAGACGGGTTATTGAGAGTAAGATCAAATGAAACTAGGTCTTCCCCACGATATCCCAGAGTGTATAGATGAATAATTCCTATTTTTTCTAACTCGGACACGACGGCTCGTTGAAGTCTCTGAATTGTTCTGGCGAACCTCACATCTTTTTGAGCCAAAGTTGTCTTGTCTTCGTCGGCGCCTTCGCCTCTAAACAAATATGATTGTGGAATTTTTAAAGCAGCAAACAACTTGTCCTTCAAATATTTGATATCGTCGATATCTCCGGTATAAGTTCCTCCCGGCAACGTTTCAACCTTTGAGTTGACAGTTCCTCGAACCGGAATAAAATAGTCTTCCTCGATGCTCAGTGGGTTATAACGAAGGTCCACACGGCCAGTGCCAGCGTCAACGACCTGGTTTCGCTTCATCTGTGTCATCACCTTCTGCATATATTGTTCAACATCGTCAGGCTGAATTGAGCCAACGTCGACGTAAAACACTCTTCGTTCGGGGGAGCGAACAATTCGATAAGCCATTACCGCATCTTCAAGAAGGTTTAGTTGCCTAAAGATACGACGGGAAGCCTCAAGAACCGATGTCCCATATGGCGAATATTTATCATTTCCCAAAACACGGAAATGGGCAATCTGCCAGTTCTCAAAAGTAAGACCTCCAGAGTTCCACTGATACTGGACATAGTTGGGGTTGGTTTTGTCTTCCCCCTCCAATCGCTCTATTTCTGAAGCGGGGAGACCAATAACGTTGGTGATTCCAACGGTGTCGTCAATATCAAGGTAAAGGAAGTAATCCCCATATTTACACATGGAACGACACCACCCAAAAAGATTAAACTCGATGTTGAGGACGTTATCGTATAAATGTTCCAATATTGCCTTGATCTCTTCGTTAGAACATTTAAGATCTAGAACGTCGTTGAAGGCGTTTGAAGTGGACATCTCGTCTCCATAAATGTCTAAAGCCGAGGCAATAATAGGTTCATATTCCATCATATCGAAATCAGCATAACGCTCGACTCGATTTTGATTTGCCAAAATGTTCGAAGTTAAATTTTCAAACGGATCATAAGTCGCCTTTTTGAATTGCTGCCCAGAAGCTGATTGAAAATAATATTTATCTAACTGTCTTCTTTTTTCTCTTCTTGGGGTTTGTCGCTTATAGTTCGTTAAAGGACCAGACAAGAGTCTTGTCAGTCGTTTATATAAGGAAGACTGATTGTTCCTTGGATTTCTTTTGTTTCCTCGTGCCATTTATATAATTATCCCTTTAATAGCCAAATAAATTCTTTTAATTTATCTGTATGTTTTTTAATTTTTTGAGGATCTTGATGTATCGGCTTGTAGCCCCTCATTCCTGGAATAGCTGTCGACATACGTGTATCACTCTTAAACATTGATTTTATCATAGCTTTCTGATAATTTAAATCTTTTTCGCTCTCGACGAAAACTGTATCACGAACCCAGCAGCCAATAGCAAAGGACATAATTAAATCATCGTGATAACTTCTCATTGCTTGTGGTCTCCCGTTCATCCATACAAAGGTCTTGAATTCATTAAACAATCTCGAAGAATAAATAGTTACGATTTTGTTTCTTACGAATTCTTCCATCTTGGCAATGATCATTGGGCGAGTTTTTAAAGATGTTGTAAAACCTGGAACTGAGGAGTTGTGATGTTCGGCCTGTGTTTGTTCGATGAATTCGTGAGTCGACTTAATTGAGTGATAAACACTCGGGTAACTCTTTTCTTTTAACTTCTCTAAAACAGAAAAGCCAACTGTGTTGTTTTCTACAACTATCATACAATTCCCATATTCCTTTCCGGCATCGGCTACAATATTAGAAAAAATATCAGGCGTAACTTTGCCCTGGTATTCCCCCACCACCTCCATAGTATCTAACTTAAAGATGTGAAACACGGAATAGTCCTTTCCATCTCCTCGGGCAACGTCTGCAGAGAGCAAATAAGTGGCGGCAGGGTCATAGTTTTCCCAAATCCAAAAATTTCTATCGAACCCCACCCTATGCTCTGGCTCTCTTATTTGTTGGTTAATTCGAGCTATATCATCCGGATGAATGACTGTCTCTCCTGAAGTGTTGAAATTACATTCAAGCTCTTGGGCGATTTGCCGACGAGACATGTTTCTAGTTTCTTTTTCAAACCACGCTTGGTCTCTGTCGGGGTGGACATCCCACATCAATGTGGTGGGCTTGAAATCATTAATTCCCTGGTCCGACTCAACAAAAGTTTTATGGAACCAGTTTCCTACACCGTTGGGTGTGGAAAGGGCGATACAACGACCACCCGTTGACAGCGTGGGGTAGAGACCTGTCCACAATTCTTCGAGGCCATCGACATGGGCGGCCTCATCCACCACTAAAAGGGATAAAGCTTCGGAACGACCGGCGTCTCCCGACGTGGTGGATGCCTTTATCTGAGAACCGTTGGAAAGCTCAAAACTATTTCGATTATCAATTTCAACATCGGTTATCTTGATCCAATCGGGTAAATTTCTTATGATCCCTTTTACCTTTTTTACAAGGTTTGCTGCCGTGCCGTATTTGGTGGCCATCACAAGGATATTTTTATCTCGATGAAACATCATCAACCAGGCGATATAAGCAGCGGAAACTGTAGATATCCCCAACTGTCGAGCTTTCAATATTACATTAAATCGATAATCATTAAAGTCTGTAATAAGCTCTTCCTGATAGTCATATAGTTTAAAAGGAATTAATCCTCTAAGAGGGTGAGAGATCTTGGCATAGTTGTTAATAAAATAAACCGGGTCTTTGCCAGATTTAATAATCTCTTTGGTTATTTGTTGCTTTGTTAACTGAAAGGACATACACTTTTCTTGGTCTCTTAAATCTATTGATTATTTGTTTTTCCCAAGCGACAGCCAGTCTCTAACTGCCTTGTTGAGACGATCCTCAGAAGGGGCCTCAACTTCTGCTACTCCCTTTAGATTTCCAATTTCATAATTACAAGTAGCAATTACCCAGCAGCGGATATTGCTCATGTACTCTATCTTAATGTCTGGCTCGTCGGCCTTCTTCAAAGCCAGAGTGTCGCCGGTAATCTTCTTGTACTCTTTCTTAAGATATTTAATAATATCAGCCAAATGCTGTTCAATGTCGGACTCAAATCGGTTGGCATTGTGTACATCTTTAAGTCGGCATTCAGAATGATAAGTAATCAACAAGTGAGTTCCTCGGACCCTGACCTTAAACCCATCTAATACTCGGGCTTCAAGATTTAAATCCCCTCGTTCTCTTTTGAGACCTGCTGTTTTTGCTTCCCCTCCGACCAGCGTTCGCTCGTCGTGGGAACCATCATAAGCATTCGAAGCTGCTTGTGAGATGCCTCTTAAAACATCCATAATATCTGCCATGAGATTTCTCCTAAAATAACGTTACTTTATAAGTAGTCAGTCGTAATTGAATAATGCCGAGTATCTATAAAATCGGTCTCGATGCATTTTCGTAAACCAAGTTCACACACAATAGCACTCTTATTAAACCCCACAATAATCTTGTTTTTAATAATAAAAACTGGGACAGCGTTTAACTCGCCAGCATATCCGACGCTCTTGGCGAATCGAATCAACTCTTGGCGCTCTTTTGGGTTGTCGAAATCTTTTTCAACATAGGTGACATGATTCGCCTCAAAAAAAGCTTTTGCCTTTTTACACCAACTACACCACGATGTGGAATACATCACCACCCGAGGCTGATCAACAGGGCTCAAGTCTCTCTTATTTAGAGCCGTGGTCGTACACCCCATTGTGGTTAACACCAAAAGTGTGGCTAATAAAACCTGTTTCATTTTTCTGCCTTCTTCATTTCTTTCTTTTCTAAATCTAAAACTTTCTTTGTGACTTCATCTCGGTGATCATAATCAATTGTTTGATACATCTCTCTAAGATTTCTAATTGCTTCTCGAAATTTCAATTTATCCTTTTCTATTTCAACACAAATAATACACATGAGCTATTTTATCATTTTTCCCCATCTTTTGTAAAGCTCATTAAGTTTTTGCTCTTCAGACTTGACGTCGGCGTAGCTGGTGGGCAAGCCTTCATCCTCCAAGTCTTTTTCACTTCGTTGTGGGTGGTCTTTCATATATTGAAGTACGGCATCGTTCAGTGTTCCCTGGAGTAGCGCTTCGATGTGATCTTTAACTTCATCCTGGTCGATCCATTTAAGGAAGGTTATTAATGTCTCAAGCTCTTCTTCGTCTATCCCAATGGTTTCCCAATATTGTTCATTAGTCAGCGTAATGAGGAGGTTATAAGGGTATTCGATGTTGGTGCCTCCGGCGCCTTTGTCTCGTTCCTTTGAAGAAAATGGAACCCTCTCTGTGCCGGGAGTTCTAATATCGATCTTGTCAGGACGTGCGACAAGTTGGATATCTGTCAGTGGAAAAGCATCAATCTCTTTGTCGTCGTCCGGGTCTCGCTCGAATCCAGGAAGATCCATCTGATCCCAGATGTCGTTGTAACGGGCTTTGATTTCTCCCTCAACTTTATCAAGAGTGATCTCTCCAATAGAGTTGGCAATGTTGGTAACCTGGGGGCCACTTATGTTGCCGGGAGTTCCCACATCTGGATCTGGCAGCTTAG